TTGCAGAACAATAGCGACCGGATATGATGGCTCAAGTTCTGAACAGGAATATTGTAATGACCTCGATGCAATGAAAGTCGATGGTTTAAAATGGAGTGTCGTAGTTTCTGAGACTACATGGGTAGGGGAACATTCTTATAATGTTAAACAGTATATCACAAACTATGAAATTCGATGTTCGCGGAAATAATTGATTTTTAAACAAAATAGTTCTTTGATTTCTTGATTATTTGTTTTGGATTGTTTACATTTGTATCGGATTTACATGGAGGTAAATGGTACAAATAATTAACTTATCAAAAAATGCTCTATGCGCTGGCGCAAAATCGCCCGCAGTGATGCAGTCGTTTACACTCCATGTAACGCCAGCCATAGGGTTTTTGACACAGTTTTTCCCGAACCTGATTATATCGAGGTTAATCCAAAACAGAGCAGGATAAGAAGTCTGGAGAGATAAACAAATCCGGGCTACTTCCGATAACTGAAGACCCGGTCAGTGATGAATAAGAATTCAATTCCAGCCTTTACTGATGAGGATGCTTCAGACCTGAGAGATCAAAGAATTGATTTAAGCAGAATATCACTGAATAAAGGATTTATAACTTAAAATTACAGTAAAATAAATAAATTTGCTTTCTGTTTCAGAATAATATAACTTTGTCGAATGAATTATTTACAATGAAAATATCTGGCATAAATTGAAATGGGAAGGCCAAAAGCAATAATAGATTGGAGGAAAGTTGATGAATACCTTAATGCTCAATGTGATGGCAGTAAAATAGCCGGTCTCTTAGGGATTCATCCTGATACTTTATACAAGGCAATTGAGAATAAATATAAAATGACTTTTTCTGCTTATTCCGCTATTAAAAAAGGTGAAGGCAAAGAATTGTTAAGAGCAAAGCAATTTTCAGTTGCAATGGAAGGCGACAAAACAATGCTTGTATGGCTGGGTAAACAATATTTGAATCAGAGTGATAAACAAGAATTAACAGGTAAAGACGGAACAGCATTGATACCTACTATTAAATTTAAGAATTTCAATTGAAGGAAACTGAGTCTGAAATTGGTATTTCTTTAAAATTCAGACCATTGTTTAAATTACTCGATGATAAAATTTATCCCGATGTCGATACTGTCATCATCACAGGAGGCCGTTATTCGCTCAAATCATATACAGTCTCTATATTTGCATTGATTGCCCTGGTTCATTATCAATGGAACATACTCTATACCCGTTTTACAAATATGTCATTGATAGATTCTGTTAAACCAGAAGTAAGCGACAAAATTGAGATGCTTGGCTTAACAGGGACGGTTCATGATACTACAACACATATAGAGTTCAATAATTGCCGTATATCATTCAAAGGCATAAAGACCGGTAGCGGAATACAAACAGCTAATTTAAAGTCTCTCTCAGGATTTAACCTTTTTATCAATGATGAAGCTGAAGAGTTACCAGATTATAAGACATTTAAGAAAGTATTTTATTCGATGCGTTCTGCAAAAAAACGTAATCTTACTATCCTGATTCTTAACCCTACAACGAAAGAACATTGGATTTTTAAAGAGTTCTTTGAGAAAAAAGGACTGAACGGCGGGGATAATTGTATCAAGGATAATGTCATGTATATTCATTCAAGTTATCTGGATGCCGACCAGGAACAGATACCAAATAACATACTTGCAGATTATAACAGATTAAAGACTGATGATCCTAAAGAATATGAAAATATTGTCATGGGTGGATGGATCACAGAGTTAGAGGGACAGGTATTTCCAGAAAGTTCTTTAAAGAGATATAGGGAATTTCCTCCAGACGATGTTGAGTATTTCACTGTTGGCTATGTTGATCCAGCAGATGAGGGTACTGATTCATTTGCTTGTCCAATAGGACGTGTTTATGGAAATATGAACCGAGTTTATATATTCGATGCAATATTTGATAGTACACTCGGATTGTCGGCATATCTTCCATTAACCCAGGATAAAGTTAAGATTCATAAAATAAGTCATTTAGCCGTTGAGACAAATAGTTTTGGGGCATGGTTTGCTCAACATTGTCGGGAATTAATGCCAACTCTTGAGGTGTTTGGTCTGAAGTCTAAAAAGAATAAAATGGCTCGTATTTTATCTAATAGTGGGCTTGTAAAACAATTCTTCTATTTTCCCGAACAGCCAAATCCTGACTTACAGAAATTTATGAAACAACTTTCTAAGATGCTAAAAACATCTAAGGATCACGACGATGCTGCCGACAGCCTTACAGGACTTGCTGCATATCTTGAACATTATTTCCAATTATTTAAAAATAACGAATAAGTTAAAACAATTATTCCCAGGAATTATAAAATGATCTATACAACCCTCGAATATAGTAAGATCAAGAAAGTGTCACATGATACGATCAGGAGAATGATACTTAAAAATATACTCCCATCTAATTGCAAGGTGAAGAAATTATTAGGTAAACGGGGTTATCTGATTGAGGTTACTGAGAAGTCAAAATAAATAATACGTTACTATAACGCATCATTAACTATTCAAATAGTTATTAACCTAAAACAATAGTTTACTTTTGTGAGCAAAGTTTTATAAATGGATTGGAAGTCTTTCTTTCCTTTGTCTCTATTCACCGGAAACCGTTCCGGCATCGCTCGCAACCCTGTAAATTCATATAACTATCAGTTTCTTGTTGACCGTCCCGCATGGCTCTCATTAACTAATAATCATCAGTACAGAGAAGCTGTTGCAGGAAACCCGGTATTATTCGGGTGCATTGATATTCTGGCTTCGGCAGCAGCTAATGGTAAGAAATACATTGTCGATCTTAAAGGCAAAGAGATACCCTGGGACTCAGGAAAGACAGGTGTTAAGAACGCTCAACGTCTTTTCGTTTACCGGCCTAATCCATTGCAATCAATCAAAGAATTTAATTATGAGCGGGCTTATATGTTCTTTACATTTGGTAATAATTATGTCTATCTGAACAATCCTTTAAAATCTTTTGATACCGACATAGTGAATGTGCAGACGATGTATAATTTACCGAGTGAATATGTCGAAGTAAAACAGACGGGGAAGATTTATGACCAAGTTGACCTGAAAGGGATTATTGAGAAATATTGTCTTACAAATTACAGTCCTGTCAGGGATTTTGAAGTCGATAAGATCATTCATTTCAACGATGTCAATATATCTAATATCGGCAATTCAATCATAGGTTCATCCCGTCTTGAAGTTCTGAAATATCCGATTACGAATACACAACTGGCATTCGAGGCAATGAACGTGATACTCAAGTCACGAGGTATGCAGGGGATCATCAAGGCAAATAATAAAGATGCTACCGGGACACAGATACCCATGAGCAAAGAAGCTAAAGATGAAATTGACAAAACCTTTAAAACTGAGTATGGCATTCTTGAAGATCAAAAACAATTCTGGATCAGTCATTTCGATATTGATTATATCAAAACAATAATGAACTCTTCAGAACTCGGTATCTATGATGAGTTCAGCAATAATGCAATGATAATCTCTAATTGTTTCGGTGTTCCCTCTGAACTTTATAAGACATATATGAAGGGAGCTACATTTGAGAATCAACTTCAGGCTGTTCGCAGACTTTATCAGGACACTATAATTCCAAGAGTAGAGAATGAAGATCAATATTACACTGAACGGCTTCACATGAGGGATTATGGTTTTGAACTTCGCACCGATTTCTCACATATACAGGCATTACAGGAAGCCCGAAAAGAGAAGGCAACAGCACTTAGTATGAACTCAAGGACAGCTGAGACAGCTTATAATAATAATGCAATTACATTGAACCAGTACCTTGAACTCCTTGACATGGAACCTATACCTGATGGTGATATTTATAAATTCGAGAGGGATAAGTTAACAAAACCCGAACCGATAGCACCGGTTCCTGATCCAGCATTAGATCCGGCATTAATAGATCAAAACATACAGCAATGAAAAAGAAACTGACAAAAGAGGATATTGAGAGACTGCGGAAACAGAAGCAGAAAAGAATCGATAATAAAGAACTGATTAAAAAATAAGGCAATGGAACATTATGGTAATATGGAATTTGCGACAAAGAAAGAACTGTTTAAGTTTCTCGCAGAGAATAAGGATAAATTAATTGCTCAGAGGAAAGCAGTCATTAAGAAAGAGGATTGTGGTGTCCTTCTCGTTCCTACTATTGTCATTGACCATAAAAAAACAAACAAAGCAGAAGCCGGAATAATTGATCCTGTCAATCTTAAATCTTTAAAAGTGGTTTGTATTATCAATACTACTAATTTTCTCGACTCTCACATGGACGTTCACCTGCCAGGATTGTGGAACAAAAGCCTTCAGGACAATAAAAATATCATGCACGTTCAGGAACATGACATGGAGTTTGATAAGATCATTGCCGATGGTGTTGATCTTAAAGCATATACAAAGCCTTTTAAATGGTCTGAACTTGGTTATTCTTATTCCGGGGAGACAGAAGCACTCGTTTTTGAATCCAATATACTTCGTAAGCGTAACGAGTTTATGATGAATCAATATGCTAACGGCTGGGTTAAAAATCATTCTGTCGGTATGTATTATGTAAAGACGGACATGGCTATCAATGATGAAGAGATGCCTAATTATTTTGAGGCATGGAAGAAATACTATCCTCAAATTGTCAACCCTGAATTAGCAGACGAAAGAGGGTATTTCTGGTACGTCCTTGAAGCTAAATGTGCCGAAGGATCAGCCGTACCAATAGGAAGCAATACAGCAACACCTACCCTTACAGTGGGTAAAAATATAAAGGATGGGAAGCCGCCTGAAGGCACTTCTGATCCTTCAGAGCCGGAGAAATCCACTCAGAAAATTGATTACAGTTATTTACGAAACAATTTAAAAACAATTTAAAAATTAATAACATGGCAAAAGAAAATGAAAAAACTGACAAGGAACTCTTGTTAGAAGAAATACAGGGACTTATCACCGATTCACAAAAAGATGGTGTGAAAAAAGCCGACCTGGATAAAAAGATCGAAGCAATTAATAAAACGATTGCTGACAAACTCGATAACGCCGAGATGAAGGCGCTCAAAGAAAACGTTGACAAACTTGTTGCTGCCGCCGCTGAGAACGCTGCTGCTATCAAAGCAATGGGCGAAGTCGCAAGCAAGAAAGAAGCTGACAAACCGAAGACACTTGCAGAAGCACTTGTTGATGCTTTCAAAGAAAGTGCTAAAGATGTGCCAAACCTGGTCACTGAAAAAACAGATAGTGAAGGCAATAAGAAATTGTCTATAAGGGATTATTTCCAGAAACTCGGCAATAAACAGACGCCTGAACTGGTTATTAAGGTCGGCGTTGATATGCTTGAAACTACTATTGTTCAGGCCAATGTTGCAACCACCAGACTTACAGACCTTGACCCTAACAGGGTCGGAACTCCGCTTGCTGTCTATCAGCACGTGACAGACTGGATGCCTATAAAGGGTATCACTAAGAAATACATGAGCATCCTGGTTGTTTATGATTATCAGGATTACGCAGGAACCAAGACTCAGGGCTCAGCATACGCTAAATCCAGTTTCTTATTCAAGACTGTTGAATTTGTAAGTGCAGTCATTGGAACTCTTTTCAGAGTATCTGATGAATCTCTGGATGATCTTCCCGAAGCAATGCAAGAAATTGCACTTGTGGCTCCTGATAAGATTAAGAATAACATCGACTATCAGATACTCGGTTCTGCCGGTAACGATACGACAACCATAAAGGGGTTGTATGCTTCAAGTAAGAAAACAGATTTTGCAAGTGGATCAACATATTCCGGTAAGGTTGCAAATGCCAACAAGGTTGATGTCATTTCATTTATGAAAGATCAGGCTGAGACGAGCAAGTATATCGCAGATACGATCATACTCAACCCGACTGATGTCAGACTGCTTGCAGCCGAAAAAGATCAGCTGGACAATAGCAAAGTTGACCGCAGAGTTGTTTTCGATGCTCTTGGCGAACCGGTTGCTGTTTGTGGAATGTTGATCAAAAGAAACGTTAATCAGACTGTCGATACAGTTACCGTTCTGGCACGTAATATGGTTCAGATAGGTGACCGTAAACAGATGACTCTTGAAGTTGGTTTCGATGGTTCTGATTTTTCAGAAGGCTATAAGACTATCCGCATAGGTGTCCGTCTGGCTTTCGCAGTTCGTGATCCTCTTGCAGTAATTTACTGTTCTGGTCTTGATGCTGCTGTCACAGCTATAAGTGTGTAATTTCATAATTCATTAAAATAACGATGATTATGAAAAGATTCATAGGAATTCTCATGCTGGCTGCACTTAGTGTGGCTGGCATGGCAACCGGCCCGACAAAATACGGAGTGATCCGTGAAGGGTATACAGCACTTT